TACATCAGAAAATGGTACAAACATTTTGTGGTATAGACTTAAAAGAAGTTGCAGAAATAAGATACAAAGAAGTAATAGAAATTACTGAGTCACTTGGTAAAATGTTTGATATTAAAAATCATAAGTTTATCAGTAGATTTAAAATGGGTGGTGTTGAATTTGGGTTTATACCTAACTTAGATGATATGACCTTTGGTGAATATACAGACTTAGATACGTATATAAACGACTGGGAGCAGATGCATAAAGCAATGGCAGTATTATATAGACCGATTAAAAAGAATGGCTTAAATGGAACGTATGACATTGAAAAATATAATGGTTCTATAACATATTCAGACGTAATGAAACACGCACCACTTGATGTTGTATTTGGTGCTAATGTTTTTTTTTACACTTTAGGCAACGAACTATTGAAAAGTACGATGACTTATTTGGAGAACAGCAAGGAGATGAAGGATATTCTGCAACAGCACAGTTCGGAAAACGGTGGGGATGGTATAGTTCAATCTATGCTCTTGCTAAAGGAAACGTTACAGACTTTGATAGAATTACCGAATTACCAATTAACCAATGTTTAACATATTTAACTTTTGAAAAGCAAAAGAATCAAATAGAATCAGATTTAATAAAAAGAAATAAATGAGTACATTCTACGAAATAACACAAGCAATAAAGAATCAATTAAAAGAAGATGCTTTTGTAAACACAGTTACAACTGGTGATATATTTAAAGTTGATTTAAACAAGCAAACTATATTTCCTTTGAGTCATATTATAGTGAATTCAGTTAGTTATCAAGGTAACGTTTTAAATTATAATATATCTATTTTAAGTATGGATATAGTAGACGAAAGTAAACAAGAAGTTACAGATATATTTATAGGAAATGACAACGAACAAGATGTTTTAAACACACAATTAGCAGTTGCGAATAGATTCTTAGAAGTTTTAAATCGTGGTTCATTGGGTGAAAATTATGAACTTGTAAATGGCACAGCAAACATAGAATTCTTTACTGAAAGATTTGAAAATAAAATCGCTGGTGTTACATATACATTTGATATTGCAATACAAAATACGATGAGTATATGTTAGAAGTAGAAAAGACTATTAAGCGTTTTAGGGATTATGTTATTCAACAGTCAAGAAGTAACCTATCTAAAAGTGGCAAGAATAGTTCTAAAGAATTATATAATAGTTTAAAAGGTGAAGTAGTAACTGAAAACGGATATACTATTGTAGGATTTCAAATGGCTGATTATGGAATGTTTATAGATAAAGGTGTTAAAGGCGCAGACCCTTCAAAAGTATCTAAGAACGCAAAGATAACAGGACAACAAGCACCAAATAGTCCTTATAGTTTTAAAACAAAAAGACCACCATCTAAATTTTTAGAAGATTGGGCAAAGCAAAAGAACTTTAGATTGCGAGATAGTAAAGGGAAGTTTACGCAAGGTAATTATAAAACAATAGGAATAATTTTAGCAAAGAATGTTTGGGCAAGAGGAATTAAACCAAGTTTATTTTTTACAAAACCATTTGAAGCAGGTTATAAGAAATATATTGACGTTGATTTATTAAAAGCATTTGGTCAAGATATAGAAACAATGGTAGATTATAATTTAAAAGATTTAAAATGAACATAGTAAAAATTTATAAAGGAGAAGATACAATTGAAACTTTTACAATTAAAAGCGAAAATACAATTGACTCAAGTGAGTACGTAATTTTGTGGGATTGCAAAGAAGAAATATATATTGACGAAGAATTAATTGATACAAAATACCATATAGTATGAAAGTAGTAAAAGTAAGAAGCCCGTTTATAATTGAAGTAAGTGAGGCGGGTGCAATAGGTAGCAAAATTGAATTATATATTTATCCTGCTTCGGGTCCATATCCTGCAGGTCCAACCTATACACTATCGAAATTAAATCCAAGTACAACACAATTAAGTACTGTTTATAATGTTTCGAATTATGTCAAAGAATATATAGACAATATAAAACCAAACAATGTTAATAATCCATTGGCTGGAACTGAGGCTTTTAATGAATGGGTGGTTTTTAAAGTAAAAAGATATAAATTAGTAGGAAGTACATATACACTTTTAACCGATGTTGATTATATAGGTGTAAATGGATTTACAAACTATTCAGATGGGAATCAAAACCCAAGTAATACTAAAATTCTTCTTTTAGCAAATCCAAATATTAATAATTATTATTATAAAGATTCTTATGCTGATTTAAAAATGGAGTATTTAAACTTTTTGTATGATAAATTATCAACTGATGTTTTAACTATCAAATGGGAAAGGATAGATGGCACAGCTTATACTTTTACTCAAAATATTGCGTCTGGTGTAGCTGTAAGTGATAATTTAAAGGTGCCAGTTACAACTGTAATATTTGACGGTAATTTTGTTAATGGTTGCAAAGTTACAATTACTTTAACTCCTATAAGTGGAAGCCCAACAGTAAATATATTTTACACATATCCAATAGAAGAATGTAAATATACACCTGTTAGATGCTCATTTATTAATAGATACGGAGGTTGGAAAGATATAATTTTTTTCAAGGCTCAGACAAATGCTATAAACGTAAAAGGTTCAGAATATAATTTACTTCCTGATGCAATTGATTACAATGTATATAAAGGGCAAAGCAAAGTTTTTAATATAAACGGAACACAAACTGTTAAATTAAACACGGGTTGGGTAGATGAAAATTACAATGAGTTAATAACTGATTTGTTATTAAGTGAAACTGTATTATTGGATAATAAACCTGTAAAAGTTAAAACACAATCACATACTTTTAAAACACAATTAAAAGATAAAATGATAAACTTTGAAATTGATTTTGAATATGCTTTTGATTTAATAAATGACGTTGTATGATAACAGTAGGAATATACATAAAGAACTTATTTACATTAGAATATGATAGGGTAGAATTATTTGCTGACGAAAAAATAAGCGTTACAAGTTCTATTCAAAACATAAATGATATAGGAAAAACATATACTGATTTTAGCCAAACATTTACAGTTCCAGCTACTAAAAACAATAATAAGATATTTAAACATTGGTATGAAAATTCTTTGGATACTCAATTTAGTACGTTAGTAAAAGCTGACGCATATATCGAATTGGACACGATACCTTTTAGAAGTGGTAAGATACAATTAGAAAGCTGCGATATAAAAGAAAATAATGTACAAAGCTATTCAATTACTTTTATTGGTAACTTAGGAAACTTAAAAGACAAATTTGCGGGTAAATTTTTAAAGGATTTACCAACGGCAGATTATGACATTTTATATACGGCTGATATTGTAAAAGAAAAAGTAGTTTCAACTGCAACGAGTGCCGATGTAATGTTTCCGTTAATTTCGTCAAATAGATATTGGAATTATGATAGTGCAATTGACCCTACAAATAATATAAGCAATACATTATACCCAATTAGATACAACGAGCTATTTCCAGCGGTAAGATTAAAAACAGTTTTCAATATAATTGAAGATGAGTTTAATGTTAATTTACAAGGAACTACTGAAAATCCAAGTACTTTTTTAACAGACGCAAGATTTATAAATGCTTACTTATATTTAAAAAATGCAGAAACATTTGTTTTTAAAAGCTCTTCAAATTTAATAACTTGGGATGTAAAAACAACACCTGCAAATTATTACAATATAAATTTATCAAATGAAACTTGGCAATCAACTTATACCGCAAAAGGTTCTGAATATATTGAATTTATAAACCAAAGTATCTCGATTAGTGTTACAGCTACAGTTGCGGGTTTACCTTACGATATTATACTTTATAAAAATGGAGTTGAATTAATATCTCAATCTTTTGTTTCCGTAACGTCTCCGGTACTTACTGGCTTGGCTGGTTCTTATATAAATCAAAATACTGGGTTTAATACTTTTGATACATATAGTATTAGTATTGTGGCAAATGCTTCTATAACATTTGACGCTGAATTAATTTTAGAGACTACATTTCTCGAAGGATACGAGCCAGACTTTCCATATTATCCAATATATGCAGTCATTACAGATACAGCAACTAAAACAACAAATCAAACAACACCTGCGGCGAAATTGCCTATTAATTCATATTTCCCAGAAATTAAAATTGAGGACTTTTTTGCTGGTGTTTTAAAAATGTTTAATCTTACTTGTTTTTCAAGTGATGGAATAAATTATACAATCGACACTTTAGAAAGTTATTATAATTTAGGAGATATTATTGATTTGACAAAATATATAAAATCAGATGTGACAAATTTAACAAGGGTAAAAACTTATAAAAAAATTAACTTCTTATATGAAAAATCTGAGTCATTAGTTAATGTAGGTTTTCTTTCAAATAATGGAATTGATTATGGAAATTTATTATTTCCTACAAATAATGATGGCGAAGAATATTCTATTAAATTACCGTTTGAGGATTTAAATTTTAATAACTTAAAAGATAAACTTCAAGTTGGTTATGCTTTAAAAAGTGATGGAATAACAAAGTACATTCCAAAGCCGATAATTTTATATGATTATAATCCTGAAATATTAACAAGTTTAACGGGTACAACTTTTTATTTTTCAAATGCGTTAAGTGGAAACGGAACAGCACACACAAGTTACAAAGCTTTTGGACAAGAATTATTAACGGGTGGAATTACTTATTCATTGAATTTTCCTGACCAACAAAGTACATTAACAAATGAAGTTGTAGTTAATAGTTTATACCAAACTTATTACTCAAACTACATAAGCAATATTTTTAATTATAGAGCACGATTAATCAAAGTTAGTGCTATACTACCTATTTCGGTTTTAACGTCTTTAAAACTTAACAATAGGGTTATAATAAGAGATAAAAGATATATTATAAATTCATTTACAACGGATTTAACAACTGGTGAAGCATCATTTGAATTATTAACCGATTTACGTACATTATGATAAAACACATTTTAGAATTATTAGCATTGCACGAACATTACGGACAAAGCGAAGTAATAGAAATAGCGAAAGGTAAGTATAAACGTATTACTACTATAAAGGAATTTAAAACACAAATTAAAAGACAATTAAGATGGCTGAAATAAAAGTAGTAGAATTACAAATAAAAACAAGTTTAGAAGGTGCTAATAATGGAATTAGTAAATTAAAAACAGGATTAAAAGAAACAAGCACAGAAGCAAAAAAAGCGGGTCAAAGTGTTTCTGATATATCCAAATCAAATGGCTCAATAAGTTCATTGGGTGACAGCTTGGGGCAATTAAGTCCCGCTTTTGGAAATGCATCTAAGGGAGCAAATACTTTAATTACTAAAATGTGGCTCATTGTTAGCAATCCGTTAGGGGCTGTTATTGTGGCTATTGTTGGGGCGGTGACTTTATTATTCAAAGCGTTCACTTCCACAAAAGATGGAGCGGACCAATTAAGTCAAGTTATGGCTGGGTTGAGTTCAGTTGTTGATGTGGTTCGTGATAGGATTTTAAACGTTGGGAATGCTATTGTTAAGTTTTTTAGCGGTGATTTTAAAGGTGCTTTAGAAGAAGGAAAAAAAGCTGTTAGCGGTTTCGGGGATGAGGTCGCAAGTGAATTTAAAAAAGCAGCCAATGCCACAAAAGATTTGCAACAAGTCGAAGACTCTTTAAACGCACTAAGTGTTTCGAGAGCAAAAGTTAATAGGGACTTAGCAATATCAAAAGAATTATTGACTGATGAAAATGCAAGTTACGCACAAAAGAAAAAGGCTTTAGATTTAATTAAAACAACTGAAGGAAAACAGACTGAGCAAGAATTAGCAAATGCAAGGAAAAAATTTGAAGCAATAAAAGCTTTAAATGCTTTGTCAGATACAAGTAGGGAGAACAAGAAAAAAGAGCAAGACGCTGAGGCTGCATTATTTTCTTTACAAGAGCAAAGTGCAAGAGATAGAAGGGCAATTAATAAGCAAGAAAAAACATTATTAAATCAAAAAGTCTCAGACGAAAAGGAAGCCGCTGCAGCGATAAAAACTATTAACGAAGGAAAAAAAACAAAAGCAAAAGAAGCATACGAAGCCGACAAAACCGCATTAACAGAAAAATTAAAAGAGGAAGGATTAAATTTTCAACAAAGGCGAGATTTAATAAAAGCCGATTTATTATTAACCGCAGAAGACAGAAAGAAATTTAATGCCGAAGTAAACAAAGAAGAACAAAAATCAATTGATGACCATAACAAATCAATAGCTGATTTAAATAAAAGATATGATGATGAAAAAGCAAATCGTTTAGCAGATACGGCTGTTAAAAAAGAAGAATTAGATTATAATAGAAAGGTCTTAGAAATTAAAAACTTAGCAAGTACTAAACTTGAAAAAGATACTTTAATCGAGAAGTTAGATGCAGAACATAAATTACGTTTAGCAACTGCAACAAAAACTGATGCGGATAAAGCAACCGCTGATGCAAAGGCAAACGCTGATGCTCAAGAAGCAATAGATAAAAAATTAGCTGATTCAAAAATTCAAAATTTACAAAGAGGTTCTGCAATGTTAGGTCAAATATCAGATTTAGTTGGTAAAAATACTGCAGCAGGAAAAGTAGCAGCAGTAGCATCTGCAACTATTGACACTTATTCAGCAGCACAATCAGCATTTAAAAATGCACAATTAAATCCAATATCAATTATAGGTCCAGCATATCCTTATATTTCTGCAGGTTTAGCAATAGCAGGTGGATTGAAAAATGTACAATCTATATTAGCAGTTAAAACTCCAAGTGGTGGTGGCGGTGGTTCTGCTCCAAGTGGTGGCGGAATGGGTTCTGGTCCTACTGCTCCTGCATTCAACGTAGTAGGTGCTTCGTCAACAAATCAATTAGCACAAACAATAGGTTCACAACAACAACAGCCTATTAAGGCTTATGTAGTAGCAAATGATGTAACAACACAACAAGGCTTAGATAGAAATATAGTACAATCAGCAAGTATAGGATAATTAAAACAAATAAAAATTAAATTAATTATAATTAAAAAAATATAAGATGCGAATAGTAGAATTAATAATAGACGAAAACGAAAAGTTAAGTGGTATAGATGCGGTTTCAATTGTTGAATTTCCTGCAATAGAATCTAACTTTATTGCATTAAGCGAACATTTAGAACTTGCAAAAGTAGATGATGAAAAAAAGATTTTAATGGGTGCTGCATTAATACCAAATAAAAACATTTACAGAAGAAATGGAAATGATGAATATTATATTTTCTTTTCAGAAGATACAGTACGCAAAGCAAGTGAATTATTCTTAATGAATAGCAATCAAAACAACGCTACATTAGAACACGAAAAGAAACTAAAGGATTTGACTGTAGTTGAATCTTGGATTGTTGAAGATGTAGATATGGATAAATCTAAAAAGTATGGTTTAAATGCACCCGTAGGTACTTGGATGGTATCTATGAAAGTAAACAATGAAGCTATATGGAATGACTTTGTTAAAACAGGTAAAGTTAAAGGCTTCAGCATCGAAGGATATTTCTCGGACAAATTAGAAATGAGTTTAGAAATTGCAAAAGAACAAGAATTATTAGATAAAATAAAATCAATTATAAATAATGCTGAAATTAATAAATAAAATTATGGGACAAAAAACAAGTTCACCTAAAGGTGGTAAAAGAGGTTGCGTATGTAAAGACGGAACATACAGTTCAAAATGTTGTAACGGTGAGTTATCAGAACAAGGAATAGGAAGTTTAACAAATCAACAAGTTGTTATAACAACTAACACCGATAACACAAGAACTATAACTAATGTAAGTTCGTAATTTATAACAAATATAAATAATATTAATTTAAACTATAAATACTTATAAATATGAATGTGATTAACGAAATTAAAACGCTTTTGGGAATGGAGATAAAACTCGCCCAAATGAAACTTAAAGATGGTATTACAGTAATCGAAGCAGATGCTTTTGAACCTGAACAAGCTGTTTTTATAGTAAACGGTGAAGAACGTATTGCAATGCCAGTAGGTGAATACGAACTTGAAGATGGAATGATTTTAGTAGTAGCCGTTGAAGGTATTATTGCTGAAATTAAAGAACCTGCAGTTGAAGAAGAAGAAGCACCTGAAGCAGAAGTAGAAGTTGAAGTTGAAGCACAAGCTGAAACAGCTGCAACTCCTAAAAGAATTGTTGAATCAGTTTCTAAAGAAATGTTCTTTGCTGAAATTGAAAAACTAAGAACTGAAATTGCTGAATTAAAATCAGTAAAAGAAGTTGTTAAAGAAGAATTAAGTTCAGAAGTTGTTGTTGAACCATTAACACATTCACCTGAAGTTAAAAATGAAGTTAAACTAAATAAAATATCAACTAATCGCCAAATGACTACACAAGATATAGTTATGGCAAAACTTTTTAATTAAATAAATTATGGCTACTACTACAAGTATTACAACTACCTATGCTGGAGAATTTGCTGGAAAGTATATTTCTGCTGCATTACTTTCAGGTTCTACTATTGCAAATGGTGGAATTGAAGTTAAACCAAATGTAAAATACAAAGAGGTTATTAAAAAAATTGCTACTGATTCAATCGTAGCTAATGCTTCTTGTGATTTTACTGCAACTTCTACAGTTACTTTAACTGAAAGAATTTTGCAACCTGAGGAATTCCAAGTAAATCTTGAATTTTGTAAAAAAACGTTTAAATCTGATTGGGAAGCAGTTCAAATGGGATATTCTGCATTTGATAACTTGCCACCTGCTTTTGCTGATTTTATTTTAGCACACGTTGTTGCTAAAGTTGCAGAGAAAATGGAAAACAATATCTGGAAAGGTGCTAATGCTACTGCAGGTGAATTTGATGGACTTGTAACATTGGCTACTGCTGATGCTGGAGTTATCGATGTAGCTTCTCCTGTTTCAGGTGGAATTACTGCTGCTAACGTAATTGCTGAACTTGGTAAACTTGTTGATGCTATCCCTGCTTCACTTTACGGAAAAGAAGATTTGTATCTTTATATTTCACAA